GGTTTCGCGCGACCGTGTTAGCTTTTTAGACACAAAATTTTTATCAAATAAACCCTGATTTATAAGGATAATTTAACTATGGCTTACAAACCCTCAGAAATGACAGCATCCCAGATACAAACAGAACTTGGTATAGATGGGCGAAAATTAGGTCAATTTTTGGCAAGAATAAAGCCAATAAAAGAGAGAGGTAAGTTTCAATATTACTTATTACAGGATGTTATTGATCAAATATATAAAAAACCAGGTAAAGTAATTCCTATTGAGGAATTGAAAAAAAAGAAACTCCAGGCTGAGGCAGAATTAGTTGAATTGGAATTAGAAAAAGAAAAAGGTAGTTTAGTTCCTGTTAAAGATATTCAAAGACAATGGGCTAATCTAGTTTTATCATGCAAAACAAAACTATTATCTATTCCAACTAAACTAGCTCCAATTATGGCAACAGAGAATGATATAAATGTATGTAAAAATATTTTGGACAAAAGTATTAATGAGGCTTTATCAGAATTAAGTAAAGGAGAGGACATTGAACCAGTTGAAGATAACAAACCAACTACAGATGCTAAGTCTAAAGGCAATGAAGGAGTTCCAACCATCAGAGCCATTGAATATAAGCCAGTTCGCAAACAAGTATAGATACCTATCTGCTGAGGCAAGTTCAGAACCAGGTAAATATTATGTTGAAAGAGCATGGTATCAAAAAGAGATGATGGATGCAGTTAATGATCCAACAGTAAAACAAGTTGTTTTAAAGTGCTCATCTCAAATAGGCAAAACCGAAATATTACTAAATATTTTGTTATATTATATAGCTCATGAACCATCACCAATATTGTATGTGATGCCAACCTTACAAATGGCTCAGGCATTATCAAAAGACAGAATAGCTCCCATGATCAGAGACAATCCAATATTAATGAATCTATTCGGAGATCCAAAATCAAAAGATGGTGACAATGCAATATTACATAAAAGATTTAGTGGTGGTCATTTGACAATATGTGGAGCCAACAGCTCCAGCTCATTATCCTCAAGACCAGTAAGAATTATTCTCTTAGATGAAGTTTCAAGATACCCACATTCTGCTGGATCAGAAGGAGATCCAGTAAACCTGGCAATTAAGAGATCTCAAACATTTTGGAATAGTAAAATTATTATGGTTTCTACTCCAACTATCAAAGGTGCATGTAGAATAGACAATGCTTTTGAGACATCAGATAAAAGATTTTTTAAAGTACCATGTCCAGATTGTGGTCAATTCCAAATCATGAAATGGAAGAATGTTAGATGGGATAAAGATAAACCAGAAACTGCTGAATATTGTTGTGAGCATTGTGGATCTTTATGGAATGATCCTAAAAGATGGAAAGCTGTCAGAAAAGGTTTTTATGAATCTACAGCAGAGTTTAATGGTGTAGCTGGATTTCATATATCGGAGCTCTACTCATCCTGGAGTAGATTATCTAATATGGCAACAGCCTTCCTGGAGGCTAAAAAATTTCCTGATCAATTAAAAACATTTATTAACTTATCATTAGGTGAAACCTGGGAAGATAAAGGAGATAGTTTAGATGAAAATGAGCTTTTATCTAAAAGAGAAGATTTTGACAAAGATACAGTTCCAGAAGATGTTTTATTAATTACTGCTGGAGTGGATGTCCAGGATACATCATTGCATATTACATATTTAGGCTATACTAAAAATGAAATAATACATGTTATTCATCATGAAGTATTAAATGGAGATCCATCAACCAATATGCTTTGGATGAGTTTAGATAAACAGCTCAATCAAGTATTTACTAGAAAAGATGGCAAAAGAATTAAAGTTGCATCTGCCTGTATTGATAGTGGAGGACACTTTACTCAATCAGTTTATGCTTATTGTAAAAATAGATTTACAAGAAGATTTTTTGCAATAAAAGGAGTTAGTGGAGATAGAGCAATATTTCCTAAAAGACCAAGTTTAAATAATACTGCTAGAATACCATTATTTTTAATTGGAGTGGATTCAGCAAAAGATGTGATCTTCAACCGAGTTAGGAGGGAGGGATTGATCAAGTTTTCCAATTCACTTGATCAGGATTATTTTTCTGAGTTGATCTCAGAAAGGGTAGTAACTCGATTTAGACAGGGAGCTCCAGTGAGAGTTTATGAGAGGACTAGAAGGCACAATGAGGCTTTGGATTGCTTTGTTTATGCTTTTGCTAGTTTCCATGGACTCAATCCAAATTTTAAGGCTATTGAGTTTAATATAAACAAGCAAAGAAATGAAGAAGAAAATAAAAATGAAACTAGACCAAGGCAAAAAACAATTGTAAGGAATAATTTTATAAATTCATGGGATAAATAAAAAAAATGGCAAACATATTAACAGAACCTTTATCAGATTTTCCAGAACAAATTAGAGCTGGTGATACAGTAAAGGTTAAAAGATCTGATATTGGAACTGATTATCCTAATTCAACTTTTACGGCAAAATTTCAAGCTAGAGGTTTGGTTACAAAATCAAACACAATATCTATAACTGCAACAGCAGATGGATCAGATTATTTATTTACATTTACAGCATCAGCTAGCGCAAGTTTTGGAGTTGATAATTATAAATTCATTGTAACAGTAGAGTCCGGCTCGGACAGGGTTACAGTAGATGAAGGAACAATTAAAATTTTATCTGATTTACCGAATGCAAATGTTGAACAAAGAACACATGCACAAATTGTTTTAGATAAAATAGAAACATTGTTACAAGGTAAAGCTGATAGTGATGTTGCAAATTATTCTATAAACAACAGATCTTTAACAAAAATGTCTCCAGATGAATTATTAAAATGGAGAGATTATTACAAAGCAGAAGTTCTAAGAGATAAAAGAATTGAAAGAGCTAAGTCAGGACAAGGCTCTGGAAATCAAGTATTGGTGAGATTTTAATTATGGCTTGGTACGATAGATTTTTCAAAAGACAAAAGCTGAATAAAAGAAGATATGAAGGAGCTCTTATAGATAGGTTAAGAAATGATTTTGTAGGTTCAACTCAAAGTGCAGATTCAGAAATAAGATATTCAATAAGAAAACTCAGAGATAGATGTAGAGACTTACATAGAAATAATGCTTATGTAAAAAGATATGTAAATTTATTAAAAACAAATATTATTGGATCAATGGGTATCAAACTCCAGGCTCAAGTTATTGACCAGGATAAAACTCCAGATTTTGTAGCTAACGCACAAATAGAAAGAAACTTTAGTGATTGGAGTAAAAAAGGAATTTGTACTGCTGATGGTAGATCTTCATTTTTAGATATTCAAAAACTTGTTATAGAAAATTTAGCAATAGATGGAGAAGTATTAATACAGATCTTACCAAATGCTAAAAATGATTTTGGTTTTGCAATTAATGTAATTGATATTGATTATTTAGATGAAGAAAAAAATGAAACATTAGGCAATGGTAATGAAATAAGAATGGGTGTTGAAATGGATAAAAACAGAAAGCCAGTTGCTTATCATGTTTTTACAAAACATCCTTATGATTATAATTTTTCTGCATCATTAAGAAGGGAAACTGTAAGAATACCAGCAGATAATATTGTTCATATTTATATCCAAGAGAGACCATACCAATCAAGAGGTGTTCCATTCTTATCACCAGTTATAACTCAACTAAAACAATTGGCTGGATATTTAGAATCTGAATTAGTAGCATCAAGAGTATCAGCTAGTAAAATGGGTTTTTTTACTTCACCTGATGGAGAAGGTTATACAGGAGATGGAGAATCTACAGATAAAAATAATAGATTAATGAATGTTGAACCTGGTACATTTGAGCAATTACCAAGTGGAGTAGATTTTAAAACATTCGATCCAAATCATCCTACACAACAATTTGAGGCTTTTATAAAAACAATATTAAGACAAGTATCTAGTGGATTGAATGTTCCATATAATGAATTGGCTAACGACTTAGAAGGAGTTAGCTATTCATCATTGAGACAATCAGTATTAGAGGCAAGAGAATATTATAAATACATGCAAAGATTTTTAGCTCAACATTTATTAGAGCCTGTTTATTTAAAATGGTTAGAGATGGCTATCATGAAAAATAAATTAAATTTACCAATGACTAAATTTGACAAGTTCACTAGAGTTAGATTTGTAGGTAAAGGATTTAGTTGGATTGACCCACAAAGAGAAGCTCAAGCAAATGTATTGTTATTAAAAAATGGATTAATTAGTGTTCAAGATGTTCAACAAAACTATGGTAGAGATACTGAAGATCTATATTCTCAATTACAATCTGAGAAAAATCTAAGAGACAATTTTGAGATCTCAGTTGCTTATGAACCTTATGGAGAAAAATCTGAGGAAAATATAAAAACACCTGAGGATAAAGATGGCGACTAATTTTCCAAAAAAAGGTGATGATAAAAAAGTATCTTTAAGAAATTCTGAATATGAGAGATTTCCATTAGAATTTGCTCAGAATGTAAAAGAGCAAACTCCAGAAATCTGGAAAGCTGGAGGTAATATCGAAGGTAATAGATCTTTTAGAATTTTAGAAGATCATATTGAAAATGGTACTTATACTGAAACAGTTATAGATAAGATCAAAGAAAGGGAATCCTGGACAGCTAGACATGAAAAAGATGGATCTCAATTTGTAGGTGGTAAATTATCACCTAATTTATCTAATGTTGCTGGAGTAGTCGCATTAATGAAATGGTTATCTGTAAATCCAGATTTAGGAGTTCAAGGAATGAAAGATGTTATCCTAGAGCTCACAAAAAAATTAGAAGGTAAAAAATCAAGACAAGTTTCTGGAGCAGTTGCTAAAGGAATTAAAAACAAAGTTGACCAACATAATGAAGATGTTAAGGATTCAAAGAAGAAGTGGAATCCAAGATCTACTGTTGCAAAAGCAACAAAAGTTTTTGAGAGAGGGATTGGTGCTTATAAAACTAATCCAGGTTCAGTTAGACCAAATGTTAGCTCTCCAGAACAGTGGGCTTATGCAAGATTAAATTCATGGCATTTTGCTTTAAAGAATGGAAGATTTCAAGGTGGTAAACATGATACTGATTTATTGCCAGAGGGTCATCCAGAAAAAACAGTAGAGGAAAAAAAGTTTATGGAAAAAGTAGAAAAAAGACACATACAAAAAATTGAAGAAGACGATAATTCAGTAACAATTAAATTTGCTAAGCATCATGATGATGAAGAAATGGAAAGAAAAAAAGACGATAAAGAAACTAAAGCAATGGATGATGACAAAGATGAAAAATCTATGGATGATGACAAAGAGTCTAAATCTTATCATGATGATAAAGAAGATAAAGGAATGCATGATGATGATAAAAAAGAAAAAGGAGCTCATGAAGATGATGAGCAAAAAAATTACCACATGGATAAAGACAAAGAAAAATCAATGCATGGAGATGATGAAGAAGATGAAGATAAAGATAAAAAATCTATGCATGATGATAAAGAAAAAGATAGATCAGAAAATTTAAACAGATTATTTAGATCTGCATTTTTAAATAAAAGAAAAGTAGATGATGAAAAAAGAACAGCAGAATTTTCTTTTATGTCAGATGAACCAGTAGAGAGAGATTTTGGAATTGAGAGTATAGATGTAACTAAAACTGATATGAGCTTTGTAAGTAGTGGCAGAGCTCCATTGCTTTTAGATCATGATACAAAAGCTCAAATAGGTGTCATTGAAAAGGCTGAAATTGTTGATGGCAAAGGGAGAGCCATTGCTAGATTCGGAAAATCTCAGTTAGCAAACGAGGTCTTTGAAGATGTCAAATCAGGTATCAGGCAGAATATTTCTGTTGGGTATCTAATTAAAGAAATGGATAAAGTGGAAGATGAAAATGATGAAGAATCTCTTGGACGAGATTTTTTCAGAGTTGGAATTAAACCTTTAGAAATTTCAATGGTGTCGGTTCCAGCAGATACAACTGTGGGAATTGGCAGATCTTTAAATCAAACAACAACAATAACTGTAAAAGGAGATGCTATGGAAAAAGCAAAAACTGTTACTGAACCAGTTGTAAACAAAGATCAAATTCAAAAAGCTGAGATTACAAGAATTAGAGAAATCAGTGCTATCGGTAAGAAACATAACTTACAAGATTTGGCTGATGCATCTGTAAGAGATGGAAACTCAGTTGCTGAATTTAAAGGTCTTGTTTTAGACAAAATCGGTAACTCAAAACCTTTAGACACAGATCCGAATGAAGTAGGATTAAGTTCTAAAGAACAAAAAAGATACTCAATCACAAATGGGATTAGAGCATCATTAACTAACGACTGGTCTAAAGCTGGTTTTGAAAGAGAAGTTTCTCAAGAAATTGAAAAACAATCTGGAAGAACAGCTAGAGGATTTTTCGTACCTGGTGATGTATTCAAAAGAGATTTAACTCAAGGAACAGCAACTGCTGGAGGACATGTGACTCCAGATGCTCACAGAGGAGATCTTTTCATTGATGCATTAAGAGACACATCAGTAGTTCAACAAGCTGGAGCTACTATTTTTAGAGGTCTTAAAGGTGACATCAAAATCCCAAGACTAACAACTAAAGGAACTGTAGGTTTCGTTGCTGAAAACTCTGCAACATCAGAAACTAACCAGGCTTTCGATCAAGTAACTATGACAGAAAGAACTTTAGGTGGCTTTGTTGATTTATCAAGAGTTTTAATTAACAACTCTGATCCATCAATCGAGCAAATCGTAAGAAACGACATGACTCAGCAAATTGGTCTTAAAATAGACGAAGTTGCATTTGAGGGTGGAGGATCTAACGAGCCTACTGGTATTACTGGAACAACTGGTATCGGTGATGTTGCGATCGGAACTAATGGTGGTGCAATAACTTATGATGCAACTATTGATCTAATCAAAGAAGTTGCTCAAGATAGTGCTCTTAAAGGATCACTAGGTTATGCAGTAACTCCAGAAGTTGTTTATCAGATGAGAAAAACTCCAAAAGTTTCATCAACTGATTCAGTAATGATTATGGACAATGCTGATCTATTAAATGGTTACAGAGTCTATCAATCATCACAATTACCTAAAGATTTAACTAAAGGTACATTGTCATCAACAGCTCATGCAATGATCTTCGGTAATTTCCAAGACTTATTAATTGGTTACTACTCAGGATTAGATGTATTAGTAGATCCATTCACTGGCTCAAGTGCTGGTACAGTAAGATTAAACTTCTTTACTGGAATGGATGTTGCAGTAAGACATGCAGAAAGTTTCTCTGCAATCTTAGACATTGACGAAACAGCTTAATCATCAACTCGAATCTAGGAGCCGATACCTCTTTCGGCTCCTGGACAAATAAAACATGAAACAATTGGATTTAGGTAAAACTAGCTCAACAATGAATAGAGCTATTGGACTTAAAAAAAGCTCATTAAAAATTATTAAAAGAAAAAACAAAAATAAAAAAAATGGATCTTCCAAATCAAATAGTCATAAAGGGTAAAAAATGGGAGCTCATACCTTTAAAAAAAGATAATCCAGAAACTAATAAAATTGATGGTGAGGCAGATCTTGATAAAAAAAAAATCAAGTTGAATGTAGATTTAGATCATGATCAATTACTAATCACAATTATACATGAATTATTACATGTAATTTTTTATAATAATAGGTTAAAACTAAAACTTAGAACTGAAGAAAAATATGTAGATATTTTTTCTAAAGATCTGGTAAAAATATTGCAAAACAAAAAAAATAAAAAATTAAATAATTTAATAAAGGATTTATTGTAATGGCAGTAGAAGATGGAGATATAAGATCTATTTATTTTAATACAGACGAATTTGGAGTTACTGCTAGTGTTACTCCATCAGGAGGAAGTGCATCTACAATTAATGTTATTTTTGATAAACCAGATGAAACATTAGGATTGGGAGAGGCTGGAATTACATCCCATAGACCAAGAATAACTTGTAGATCTGCTGATATATCATCTTTAGCTCATGGTGATTCGGTGGTGGTTAATTCAACAAATTATACAGTTGCAGAAATATTAAAAGATGGAACTGGTATTACAGAAATATTTCTGGAGACAGCATAATGGCACATCAAAGAAAAACAATCAGAGACCAGGTTATTACTTATTTAACAGGATTAACTACTACAGGATCCAATGTATTTAATTCTAGAGTCTATCCAAATGAGCAATCAAAATTACCATTATTGAATGTTTATACATTATCAGAGAGCTCAGAACTTGATGCTATAGGCAGATTATTAAGATCTGTTGATTTAGTAGTAGAAGGATTTGCGAGTGCTAACTCAAGTATTGAAAACACATTAGATACTATATCAAAAGAAGTGGAGGAGGCTCTAGCTGTTGATAGTACCTTAAATGGCACATGCAAAAATCATTTTATTAGCTCAACTGAGGTTACTTTAGCTAATGAAGGCAGTTTACCTATTGGAGTGGTTCGGATGGTGTTTACTGTACAATACAGAACCACACAATCGGATGTAGAGGCATTAATTTAAACTTGACCAACACATCTAAAACATTAAAGGAGAGAGTATGGCAACAGTAAGTGGAAATTTAGGTGTAGTAAAAATAGGTGGCAACCAAGTCGCTGAGATCAAATCTTTTGATATTACTGAAACAGATAATATCATTGAAGATACAGGAATGGGTGATAGCTTTAAATCTTTTGTTTCTGGAATTAAAGAAGCAACAGGAACTATAACTTGTCATTTTGATAGAACAGATTCTACAGGGCAAGAAGCTATGACAGTTGGAGCAAATGTAACATTGGATTTATTTCCAGAAGGTGGACAAACTGGTGAGAGACAAATACAGGCATCTGTATTAATAACATCAGTAGGTGTATCTCAAACTATCAATGAAATTGTTGAAAGATCTTTTGGTTTTCAAGCAACTGGTGGTGTTACTCATTCATCTGTATAATAATAATTTATGTCAGTAATTGATAAAGCTATTCAACATTTTGCATTACAAGATTCAAAAACAATTCATGTTCCAGAATGGAATACTGCATTTATTGTAAAACCTTTAAATCTTGATGAGCAAAGAAGATTATGGGAAAAATCAAAAGTTAATGAGATTGAGGCATTAGTAGATCTTATAGTTATGAAATGCGAAACCGAAAATGGTAACAAAGCATTCAAATTAGAAGATAGAAAAAAACTACTTACTGAATGTGATCCAGTTGTTATTTCCAGATTAGCAAAAGAAATAACAGGAGACACATCTATAGCCGAGGAAAAAAAAACTTAAAAAAAGACCAAAATCTATTCAACGAATATCAATTAGCAGAATTACTACATAAATCAGTTTATGAAATTAAATTGATGTCAGTAAAAGAATATAATGGATGGATTGCCTATTTTAATATAAAAGATGAAAGAGATAGGTTAAAAAAGCATGGCAAGTAAAGGTTTAAAATTTACAATATCAGCAGTTGACAGAACTAAAGCTGTATTCAAAGGAGTCGGTAAATCTGTCAAAGGATTATCCAGTGCTGTATTTAGTTTGAAGGGAGCTCTAATAGGACTTGGAGGAGCTGTTGTTATTAGATCCATTGCTAGAACTAATGCACAATTTGAAGATCTAAGATCTGGACTTGCATCAGTATTTGGATCTGTAGAAGAAGGAAATAAAAGATTTAGAGAAATTTCTGATTTTGCGACCAGGACTCAGTTTAGTGTTGAAGATTTAACAAAAGCATTCATTACTTTAAAAGGTGCTGGAATAGAACCAACAGAAAAATTACTTACAACATTTACCGATACATCTGCATCAGCAGTTGATGGTTTAGGTGTATTTGAGGCATTAACAAGAGTTATTGCTAGATCAGTTGGTGGTGGTTTAGGATTAGAAGAATTAAATCAGATCTTTGATAGAGGTATTCCTGTATTTACAATTTTAAATGAACAACTAGGAATTACTCGTTTGGAGGTTTCTGAATTAGGTAAAACAGCAGAAGGATCTGAAAGGCTTGTAAGTGCTTTAATTACTGGACTAGATCAAAGATTTGGTGGAGCTACACAAAAAAGATTAAGTAACTTAAATGTTGCATTTTCAAACTTTGGAATTGCATTAAGAAACTTCCAGGACATCATTGGCGAGTCAGGTTTTGGACAATCTTTAAAAAATGTAACAAACACATTAACAGATGCAGTATCAGATAGTGATGGTTTAGCTAAAGCAATCGGTAGAGTTTTAGCTGGTATATTTAACAAAATTGATGATGCTTTAAAATCATTTAGAGAAACAGGATTAGATAATTTAAAAGAATTTTTTATCAAAGCTACATTATTAACAGAGGCATTTGTAAATAATTTTAAAGGTGGTTTAGAATCTGTTGCTAATGCTTTTATAGATATAAGAAATGCTTTAGTATTTTTTAAAGAAGATCTAGCTCCAATATCAATTGCCAAATCTGATTTTTCTGCTTTAGTAGAATTTATAAAAGAAATTGGATTTGAGTCTGAAAAAACAGGAGCTATATTTGTTGATAGATTTGCAAAAAATTTAAACAAAGGTTTGAAACAAAATAACGAAAAATTTAAAGAATTAGCATCCAGATTAAAAAGATTACAGGATGCTAGTAAAGAATTTGGAACTACTATTGCAACTGGTTTTGAGGATGCAGTATTTGAGGCAAAAAAATTATCAGATGCTATAAGACAGATAGGTCAAGATATTATCAGATTAACATTTAGAAAAGCTATTACAGATCCATTAGCTGAGACTTTAGGTGGAGCTATAAAAACTGGAATTGGATCAATCATTGGTGGGGTAACTGGTAAAGCTGGAGGTGGATCAGTTCAAGCTGGAAAACCTTATCTTGTAGGTGAGAGAGGTATGGAGCTCATGGTACCAGGTAGATCAGGAACAATAATTCCTAATAATGCTCTTGGTGGATCTGTTACTGTAAATCAAACTTTAAATATAATGCCATCTGTTAATGATTCGGTAAGAGCTGAAATATTTAATGCTTTACCATTAATCAGAGAACAATCTGTCCAGGCTGTTATTGAGGCAAGATCAAGAGGTGGTATAATGACTAAAGCAATGGGATTAAAATAATGACAACTTTAACTATACCAAAACAAACTGATTTTAGATCTGCCTCTTTTGGCTTAGAAGAAAACACAGAAACTTTTGTTTCTCCAATTTCTAATTCAATTCAAACATTGGCAAGAACTGGTGGTAGATGGTATTTGAATATTACTTATTCACCATTAAAAAGAGCTGATGCTCAAGTAGTGATAGCTTTTTTAACTAAGCTCAGAGGTAGAGTAAATTCATTAAATGGTTTTGATCCAAATGCTACATCTCCATTAGGAACAATTGCTGGATCAACATTATTAGTTAATGGTGCAAGTCAAACAGGAAACAGTTTGATATGTGATGGAGCTCAGGCATCAACTACAGTTTTAAAAGCTGGAGATTATTTTGAAGTAAACTCTGAATTAAAAATGGTTACTGATGATGCAACATCAGATTCATCAGGTGATGTAACAATTAATTTTTCACCAAGCCTAAGATCTTCACCATCTGATAATGCAAGTATCACTACATCTAATCCAAAATGTGAGATGAAATTAGTTGATGATAATGTTACCTGGGGTCAAAGTATTGGTGATGTTTACAGCATTTCATTTTCTGCAATAGAGGTATTCTAAATGAGCAAAACTTTAGTAACAGCCAACTCAAATGTGTTGGATGATTCTGTTATCATTCCAGTTCATTTTATTAAAATAGAATATACATCTGGAACATTATATTTAAACACATCTGATAGAGATATTGTTTTTGATAGTAATACTTATGTAGGTGGATCTGGAATAGCTAATATATCTTCAATAGAGGAATCCCAGGAGCTCCAGGCGAGTGGGATCCAATTAACAGTTTCTGGAGTTTCAAGTTCAAATGTTTCAATAGCTTTGACAGAAAATTTTAAAAATGTAGATGCAACATTATTTTTAGGATTTTTAAATACAGCTAATTATACATTACATGCAGATCCATTTATTATTTTTAAAGGCAAAGTAGATACACAAAATATTCAAATAGATGGCGAAACAGCAACTATAGTAATTGAAATAGAAAATAGATTAATTGATTGGGAGAGACAAAGAATAAGTAGATATACAAACAATGACCAATTACAAAAATTTAGTGGTGATGTTGGATTAGAGTTTATTCAGCAATTAGTAGAAAAAGAATTATTTTGGGGAGTTGAAAACTAATGGGATTTTTTAGTGGAGTAGCATCTTTTATAACTTCAGCAGTTAAATCTGTTGCTAAAACAGTTGCAGTAAATACAGCTAAAAGAGGTGGTATAAAAGGATTGTTTACAATGGGATTAAAGCAATTTGCTGTCTCATTTATTGCAACTGCTATATTTTCTTTTGCTTATAAAAAACTTGCTGGAAAACCAAAAGAACCAACATTAGGTGGTTTTGATTCAGAAGTAGTCAATAGATCTACATTAATAAGATCTCCAATATCAGCAAGACAATTAGTTTATGGTGAAGTAAAAAAATCAGGAACTTTATTATATGCTAGTACAACATCAACAACATCTACATCTGATAATAAATTTTTACATTTAGTTATTGGTTTAGCTAGTCATGAATTGCAATCAATTGATAAAGTTTTTTTCAATGATGTTGCAATAACTCTTAGCTCCGATCTTGATGGTTCTGGAAATGTAAATACTGGAACTTATAATGGCAAAGCTAGAATCAAGACCAAACTCGGA